TTTTAAGTCAACTTCGATTTTCATTTGCGCCTTGGACAGTCACAACCTGAGACGTCTGCCTCGCTCGCTGTCGCTCGCTTGGCTCTGCGAGGATATGCACTTCACATATGAACGTATGTACACTAATAGTCGTGTCTCATTTGTGAATTAGTTGGTACGGCATTTGTAAGAACATTTGTTCGTTTAGAGCTGTCCAATAAAAATGCCACCCACGTTACGAACATTCATTCTGTAACTAGAGTGGCAATATATCATTGACAAGTGGTACATTAAAGCGGTCTGCAATTTACCAACATACAAGTTAGCGTATTTTTCAACGTTGCTTCCTAACTGTATACATTAATGTTAGCACTTGGTGATACCTTAATACGACAGTGAAGCTAGCACCGCTTCTTTGCACATCATGTCTTTAAATCTTAGACAACCCCTTTCAAAATAATATCTTAGGTTAGTAAGAAGTAAGTCATTCTTTTTTAGCATGACATAGTTGATATTATGGTCATCAGTTGTTACTGTTATTTTGATAGGGCAAGAGTTATCTGGTTTATCATCACAGAATATAATGCCAGAATCAGCATACTCTTTAATACCGTACATTCTATCCTTGTATTTAAGAGTGAACACGTATTTCCCTCTACCGCTGGGTTTATCAATAAAAGCCTTGCTATCATTAAGGTACACACCTTGGCTAGAATATGCAACATATTTATCGCTAGAAAAAGCCTTGTTGAAACCGCTCTGTTTCTGAGCGATAGACGCTGTATCAATAAAACCCTGTTCTAGTACGAAACCGTTACCTCTTAAAAAGTTTGTATCTTCTTTTAATCTGGCAGATATTCCCATAGCTGTATAATATGGATTGATGATAGATACAGTGTTACCGCACATGTACACTGGAACATAACGAATCTGTTTTCCCTGTCCTCTTGCAACGCTTGTGTGTACACTTAAAAATTTCTTTATTTCATCTGTACAGTAGTGATTTGTTTCACTTTGGAATTCATCGAACATCATTTGTTGAACGTCAGAAAAAAGGTGACTGTATCGCTTTAGTGCATCCGCATTATTAAGCGAGAACGCATAACCACACGGTTCTTCATTTAATAATAACTCATGAAAAATACCAGACGCACGTCTTTTGCTTGTCATTTCATATCCTCTAAAGAACAATGAGCCAATGTCTTTAAAGAATTTATCTGCTATTTCATCAAGTTCATAGTTATATCTATATAAAAGTGCGAATTTTTCACCTCTTTTTAGAAATCTGTTTACTAACAATCTACTAAAATAAGTTGTCTTTCCGCCTGTTCTGTTTGTTGTAACCATATAAATCTCTGGTTTGTTTCCGTTAATGTCAAGCATACTCAAAAGCTTTGTTCCATCATAGTATTTATTCATTGTGTATTTCACCTTCTTTCCCTATATATTGTATCACACATATTGACAAAAATCAATATATAGTATATAATATCTTAGATGAAAAGGTGGTGAAAAGAATGGATGTAAACGCTATTTTGCAGGCAGTAGGAACGCTAGGTTTTCCAATCGTGTGTGCCATTGCAATGGCTTGGTATGTTAAGTATATGACAGACCGAAACAGAGAAGATATTGACAAGCTTAATGAACAGCACCAGCAGGAAATGAAAGAAGTAACAACAGCATTAAACAACAACACACTAGCACTTCAGAAGTTGTCAGACGTTATAGGGAATGGGGTGGATAAATGACAGATAAGTTAAAAAATGATTTGCTCAAAAGTAATATTCAGTGTATTAATGAATATGATGGTAAATTTGTTTTTTTGTTAGATGAATTAAAAGAAATTAATACTGCTAAAGTAACTTTTGTAGAGAAGGTGTTACCATGAAAACAGTAATTCTAAATTCAAAAGGTGCTAACGTAGTAGCGCTTCAAGCTATCTTACGTTCGCAAGGCTTCATAGGCCAAAACGGAAAACCCCTTTCAATCGATGGCCATGTAGGAACTAACACAATCTTTGCAATCAATTCATATCAAAGCATGATGCGTGCATACGGAATTGAATGTGGCACAAATGGTCACAACGATTCTTCATGTGGCTCAAAAATGTGGGAATCATTGTTAGGTGGTGATTGCTAATGACTTTTACACCTAGACTTACATCGGCAGGCATGCAAGGCTCAAAATACTGGTACAGTGATAATCCGTTTTATCAGGCAAATCTCGGCCCACAACAGACAGGCGGTAATTGTACATGGTACGCATGGGGCAGATTTTATGAGATTATTGGTCGGTATCCGTCAGGTTTATCAACGTCAAACGCAACTAACTGGTTCTCACGTACAACAGGTTTTTCAAAAGGAAAAGATCCAAAATTAGGTGCTATTGCTTGCTATGGCTATAATAATGGTGGTGCAGGTCACGTCGCAGTTGTTGAACAAATAACATCAGATGGTATTGTGACTTCAAACAGTGGTTGGTCATCTGGAAAGTATTTTTGGACAGAAAAAGCAAAAAAGAGCAACGGATATTGTCCTGATTGGATGAACGGTTATTTGCAAGGGTTTATATATGCTGACGTTGATACTGGTTCTATTCCAGACCAAACAGATTTACACTGGCAATCTATTCCAGATTGGTTAGATAGTTATACTTCAGAGAAATCAGCAAACAACGCTTATTGTGTTGCAAGCTATTTACTAACAAAAGGATGGACGTTAAATGGCGTTTGTGCGTTGCTCGGTAACGCTACAATGGAATCTTTTATAAGTGCAGACCTATTTGAAAAAGGTGTTGCAGAAGATGAAAGAGGATATGGGCTAGTTCAGTGGACACCAGCAGTTGAAACCATTATTCCTTATTTGAACAAAAACTATCCAGACTGGCGAACAAATCTTGACAATGATGGTTATGGCCAGTGTCAGAGATTGGATGATGAACGACATAACAATCCAAGAGAGTGGTATCCAAACTTTCCATCCGTTCCTACAGAGTTTAGAACGTATCAGACAATGGATGCTTTTTGTACTGCTACAGATGATGTTGGACATATGGCTAAATGCTTTTTGTACTGTTATGAAAGACCTGCTGATCCGTCAGCAACCATTGAAAAACGAGCAGAGTACGCTATATATTATTTTAATTTGCTACAAGGTTTTAACCCGTCACTGCCTACAGGTAAAGGAATTAAGCGCAGAATGCCAATATGGATGTACCCAAAATTAAGAAAGAGGTGGTAAAAATGAAACAGACAACAAAAGATGCATTATTAGCATTTATTGGAGACAGAACAGATGATGAAGCTATCAGCATTTTAGAAACAATCAATGATGACGGTATTGAGGATGGCGAGGACTGGCATCAGAGATACATGGACAACGACAAGGAATGGCGAGAAAGATACACAGCAAGGTTCAAAGAGGGCGGTACGCCACAGCCAACAGCTACACCAGGGCCAGGACCAGACCCAGAAGAAGAAATGAAAAAATTAACTATTGATTCCGTTTTATACGGCGATAATAAATAAAGGAGTGATTTTATATGCCAACTAAACCGAAAATTACAACTAACACAAATATTTCTGCTGACGTTGTAAATGCTATCAAAAATAGTGCATCAAACAACTATCGTGAGAATGTACCTTATGCAACGCCTGACGCAGATTCACTTCGCGGCATTGGAGCGATTTTAATGAATAACCCTGCATTAATGAACGAGTTTATAAACACTCTTGTCAATAGGATTGCATTTGCAAGAATTGCAAGCAGAATGTACACAAACCCGTTAAGAACTCTGAAAAAGGGTGTCATTGATACAGGTGAAACCATTGAGGATATTTTTGTAAATATTGCGAATGTTTATCAGTATGAAGAAGCTAGAGGGTCAGACAATGGTGCAGGTAATACATTCAAGAGATTTGACAATGATGTAAGAGTTGCTTTCTATGTAATGAATTCACAGTTGACTTATCCTGTGACAGTTAATCGTTCTATGTTAAAGAATGCTTTTAATTCTTGGGCAGGTATGGATGAACTTGTGAGTGGTATTATTCAGTCAGTTTACAGTGCGGCGGCTTATGATGAATTTAATATTACAAAATACATGATTGGTCAGCACATTCTCAAAGGAAAACTTACTTATTACACATTTACAGGTGGTAGATATCTAGAAGCAGCTACACAGCTTAGAAAAGCATCAAATGATATGTCATTTATGACAGACAAGCTTTCAATTGCAGGTGTTAAAACATTTACAGAAAATGACAGAAAAGTTATTCTCATCAATACAAATTATGATGCAAATATCGATACAAACGTTCTTGCAGGTGCATTTAATCTTCCATACGCAGACTATCTGAACAGAAGAATCCTTATTGATTCACTTGGTACACTTGACGTTGAAAGATTAAATAAGATTTTCGCAAATGACCCCACATATGAAGAACCGTCAGTGGATGATATGGCTTTTCTTGATAATATTGCAGGTGTTATCTTAGATGAAGATTTTGTTCAGATTTATGATAACGTTTTTGAGATGCGTGATATGCCTAATCCTGTTTCGCTTGACCATAATTACTTCTTGCATATGTGGCAGACATACGCTGTTTCACCTTTTGCAAATGTAGTATGCTGTATTCCGACTGAGTCTGTACCTGTACAGTCACCTAGCAACACAATAATTACACCAACAGCGGTTGCAGTAACTGGTAAACTTGGTAAAGATGTTACAGCCACTGGAATTCTTACTGCAACAGTTTCAACAGTAACAGGTGGAACAGAAACAGTTAAATGGACTAAAACAGGCGGTACAGCAACTGGAACTATTTCTTCAAATGGTGTTTGGAAAGCAGAGACAAAGGGTACGTTGATAGCAAAAGCAAGTATTGGCACAATTGACTCTGCTGAGGTAACTATTACAGTATCTTAAATAGGAGAGTGACTTAATGAGTTATATTGCACCAGACACCGACATATATTTGCTTGCTAATGTTGAATGCGATAAAAGTTACGATAATGTTAAATATTTTGCAACTAAAAATGCACAGCATAGTTATATGTCTAGTAAAATCGTTAAGTCATTTACGAATCAGAGTTACGGGCGTGTCAACAAAGGCACGTTCCGTCTCTTCTGTAAAGCAGATGACGTTTATCAATGCAATTATTTAATGTTTCAGAATACAGCTTTTGGTAACAAGTGGTTTTACGCATTTATCAATAGTATTGAGTATGTTTCTAATAATACATGTGAAGTAAGGTTTACTATTGACTTATTCCAGACCTGGTTTCTGGATTGCACACTTGGTCAATGCTTTGTAGAGCGTGAACATGTTACTGATGATAGTATAGGGGCACACACATTAAACGAGGATGTTCCTACTGGTGAAATGATTACAGCAATTGAAGAGCAGTTGACAGAATTTTCAAAACAGTACACTTACGGTGTAGAAATCTGTATCAGTGATACTCAGTTAAGTGGAATTGCTAACCAACCAACATGGTTTGACAAGCCTGTTTTGAGTGGTATCTTTCAAGGCTCTAAAATTGGTACAACAGATAACAGCGATGACTTATTAAAGTTTCTGAATAATGTCATTTCAGCCGGCTATCAGTCAACAATTATACAGGTTTTCACTATACCAAAAATATTTGCCCCTTCTGGAACTGATTCAAGAGTTCAGACAACAAGGGAATTACCCGCTTTGCCAACAAAATTCGGTAACTATACACCAGTAAACAACAGACTGTATTCTTCTCCTTTCGTTGATTATGTTGTTTATGCTCCAACAGGTGACAAAATGGTTTTACATCCTGAATTGTTTAGCGACTATGAACATAGAATATTGACTTTTTCTGGCAATCAAAGTGTAACACCACAGATAATGTGTATTCCAACTAATTATAAAATAACAGTTGGTACAAATAAGACTGAAGGATATACTCTTAATTACGGCATAAAAGGCTCTTTCATGTATGACGCTTATCAAGCTGAAATTGCGTCATATGGCGTTGGACAAGTTGGTGGAAATTTGTTAAAATGGACACCTAGAATTTTAGGTGGTGTTTCAAGCGCATTTTCAGGCATTAGTCGGTTATCGGAAGGCTCTACGCCAGAAAGCAATATTACGCCAGCAGGTGGTGCATCAGCTATTGCAAGTGTTAGTAGTATTATTGGTACAGTCGGAGATGCTTTAAAAGAAACGCACGATACATCAGAATTAAGCGGTGCTTCTGGTGGTTCTGTACTATGGTCACAGCAGATACTAGACACTTTTGTACAGGTACGGCAAGTAAGAGAAGAATATGCTAGAATTTCTGATAACTATTTTAGTATGTTTGGTTATAAGGTATGTAGATTAAAAGTCCCAAACATTGCTACAAGACCATCATGGAATTTTGTTAAGTGTTCTACCGTTACTATAACAGGCGCAATTCCCGCAGACGCCGAAGAATTAATATCAAGCGTTCTAAAAAAGGGTGTAACATTCTGGAAAACAAGCTTCGGAAACTACGCCGCAAATAATAAATAAGGTGGTGATTAAAATGGGCAGAAGTAGAAGTAAACGCAGGTTTTTTCAAAAGGTGTACTCTTCTGGCATACAATATAATCATTGGCTGATGAAGTTTGCAAGCAACGCTATTTCATCTTACCGTGTAGAGGGATTGCCTAAAGAAATAGATTCTAGATGGCTTGCCCTAAAACTATTTGAACTTGGCTCTGTTGCTTTCTTTTACGATTCAGATGCTGGTGAGTATGCTTGTATGCAGTATTCGTGTCTCGGAACTTACGACTGTTATGGTAACCCAACAAAGATACGTGTTTGGAATCCTTGGACAGGATATCAGAGAGAGCTTGGCAAAGATGAATTTGTTATCATATGGGATAATATGTTAAGAATAAATATGTACAATGCTTATGTTGAATTAGCGTATAGATTGTGGAGAATTGATGGTACAATAGATACAAACTGTGTAGCTCAGAAAACACCTGTTATTGTACAATGCTCTGAAAATGAAAGATTAACGTTTAAAAATCTTATTGCAAGTGTCGATGCTGATAATCCGTACATATCAGTTGGGGATAATTTATCACTAAAAGATATTAAACCGTTAAAACTAGATGCTCCACTTGTAGCACCTCAGTTGTTGGAAGTACAACAGACACTTTACAATAGAGGAAATGCACTTCTTGGTATTACATCTGTTATCGTTCAGAAAAAAGAAAGATTGGTTAAATCAGAAGTAGATACAGCCAATGCTGATGCACTTGCTAACAGACGCTCAAGAACAATGGCCAGAGATTATGCGAGCGTACAGATTAAGGAAAAGTTTGGTCTTGACGTAACATGGACTTTTGATGAAGGTGACGAACCAAACAAGGAATCTGGACAAGGAAACAGAGAAGATTTCATTAGTACTATGAAAGCAGCTAGTTTAGGCACTTCCATTACATTATAGAGAGGTGATAACATGAGTAGATACACAACAGAAGTAAGATATATCTGTGAATCTCTGGCAGGCCTTGACAAATCGGTTGGATATTCAAATGTTAATGAAGTCATTGAAAAGTCAAGAAACAAAATATTTCCACCTTTTGAAATCTTTGACGAGAGTTACAGACCTGTTCTTGAGACAAAGATTCTTAAACATTTTTACACAAGAGAAATAGGGTGCGAGACGTTTGGTTTGTGGCAGTTAAGGCTTGATGCAAAATTATCAGTTATTATGCCATATTATAATAAACTTTACAACGCTATCAATATTGATATTCCTATTATTGACAATGTTAATATGAACGTTGAACATAATATTGGCAGGAATGCAGATACAAAAGTTAGCGACATCACAGATATAACAGCAAGTTCTAATACAGAAACAAACACTACATCTAGTTCAAAGATTAGGCATAGTGATACTCCGCAAGGAAGCTTGCAGAATCTTGAGTCTAATGAGTATATGAGCGATGCAACACTTAGTGATACAACACAGGCTGTAAACAGTAACACGAACAGTAGTAGCAACAGCAAAAGCAACAGTGACACGAACGCAAAAAGTACAGAAGAATATGCAGAACGTAGACGGGGAAAAGAGGGCACGATAACTTATATTAGCATGGTAAATGAGTACATAGAAAAGATGAAAAATATTGACGCTATGCTTATTCGTGAACTTGAAGATTTATTTATGCAGATTTGGGATATATGGGAGTGATTCAGCATGAGTTTTAAACCTAGAAATTTTAGAGAATGGTGCAATCATACGATTCCTGTTTTGCCTCAGGTGTATGGTGATGAATTAAGCTATTATGAGTTGTTGAATAAAGTGATTGAAAGATGTAATAGCGTAAGTATTACAGTCAACGCATTAATTGATTATGTAAATCACTATTTTGATTCACTTGACGTACAGCAGATGATTGATGAAAAGTTAGACCAGATGTCGCAGGATGGGACTTTAGCCGATTTGATTAATAACGTTATTTTTTCATCATTAAATAACAGTGTAAATAAAAGAGCCATAAAACACCTTACAGCACTAGAAATGATTAATGACATGCAAATTACTTTGAATGACGTTGTAATAACTTGCGGGTATTATAAAGTCAATGATAATGGTAATGCTATGTACCATGTATTAGACATTAATTCTGGCTATAATATACCACTTTCTAACGGACTTTTTGCTTATTTTGTTGGTGATTCTGGTAGACCAGAACAGTTTGGATGTAAAGGTGATGACAGCGACGACACTACAGGATTAAAAAACCTGTTAAATACGTGTAAATGTATTTCATTCACACCAAATAAAAAATACGGTTTTAGCTCAGCGCTTACAATCAAGGGTAACACATCTATTAATGGAAATTTTTCCTGCTTACATTCTCTTATTATAGACGTTTCAAATGACAATAACGATGGGCTAATTAAAATTTCTGGTGATAACTGTGTATTTACTAACATCAAATTTGATGGTGGCATGAATAATGCAGGGCAAAAAGTAAATAAACACACATATGATAGACCGTCAACAAATGGCAGACCTATTCTTGATACAATTGAAGGAAATAATTACACTAACATTTTAATAGAAAACTGTATTTTTGAAAACGCAACAGCTATGTCAATACAGCTAAATGATTGTGACAATGTAACAGTGTCAAATTGCCAGATAAGAAATAGTAATAGAGATGCAATATTTGTCATTGGTGACGACATAACCATTGTTGGAAACATTATAGAAGATTGTGAGGATAACTACATAGCTATTGACACCACTTTCATTACACGGGATATTAGTGACATTGTTATAGCTCAAAACACATTAAAAAAGTCAATGACTAATACAGACAGATATACTATTTCATCTAGTGTTGGTATTTTTGTAGGTAATTCCGATGGAAGAACAATTACAAAATGTAATATTAATAACAATACTATTGAAAGCAATTATATTGCTGTAAAAGTTGATAATGTAAAAGAATGTAGATTAAATGGCAATGACATAAGAAGTGGCGGGCTTGGTAAAACTGTAGGAACAGAACTTTATGGCCTTTATATCAGAAAAAGCCCTAACGCATATGTTACTGATAATCATATTAGTTGTGATGACCATACTCTTTACGTCGCAAATGACTGTGACGGCATTGTTATACAATTCTGTGAAATCGTAAATGAGGATGGCAGTTCACTTAATATAATCAAGTCATATTCAAGTGATGTAGTTATTAGATATTCTTTTTTACAAGGTGTTTTTAATCAGACTGTTTTTAACACGACTAATTTGAGACTGTTTTTGTGTGCGGCCAGTGGAAAAGAATTTACACAAACAGCTAGTACAAACGTTGTTAAAACTGTTTTAAATTACGGCGATTTTATTAATTAATGTTTCACGTGAAATATAACAAAGGGAGCCTTTTTTTGGACTCCCTTTTTATTAATGTACTAATGCTAAACACAAAAGCAGTGAATATACGCACATTATAAAAAATAATATTAATTCGTTGAAAAGTCTTGCGCATATGGCTGATACCGTGACAAGCACAAAAAACAAATTTAGAATATCATTCATTTCTATATTACCCACTGATAAATACATATGTATAAGTTGTTATCTTTAATGTAATTCTATATCATCTTTCTTTTAAAATAAAATATTCTTCTAACCATTCATTAACAATTGATAGACTATAACTTCCATATCCTTCATATGAATTTTCACTATTAATAGGATGATATATGATAGTGTAGTAAGGTATATTGTCTATAATATTTACTCTAATAGCTAAATAGTCTACCAGATTCTTATATCTGTCATTATTCTTATCAAAAATTCTTTGTTGATTATCCGTGTTTATTTCTCCTTTTCTTCATTCTCCTACATGCTTCACTCACATACGCCTTATGATTTGATTCATTATACTCAGCAACAGACGCTTTCATTATTTCATATCTGTATTTAAAATATTCTTCACAAGCTGAATGGCAATACAAACATCTTTCATTACAATCTTTACACGGTGCTTTCATTTTATCACCTAGTACTTTCGTAAACATAACCGTTAGAGTTAATTTTTTGTGTAATACCACCATCAGTTGTGCATAAATATGTTACGCCTGTTTCTGTATCGTAATATTCATATACATAATGTCCCCATGATTGAGCTAACACTGTTATTGTATCATTATTACGTACTGTATTCTTTCCACAGCCAGTGAGAAGAGATAAAATTAACAATACTACAACTAACGCCTTTTTCATTGTTTTTTTTCACCTACCATTTAAAAGAATAATTCACACCTTGTGAACTTTTTCTATTTTTAAAATAAGGAACTTTTTTAGCTTTTCTAATGTTTCTGCAAACTGTATACCAGTCAAGTATAAATTTTTTTACTTCGGTGTCATTCATACCAAAGACTATTCTTTGCATTATCTCACCCCACTTGAACCAAATCCATTTCTATCACTGTAAGTCAAATCTTCAACTTCTACAAATTCAATTTCCGACTGATTTCTTACAATTCTAAATTGTGCAATCCTATCGCCTCTTGTTATCACTGTATCTTCAACAGCATATGCAGGAAAGCACCATTCGTCATTCCTTCCACAGTATGCGTTATCAATAATTCCCATACTATTTGTCATTAAAATGTGATAATTTCTGAAAGTTGATGACCTAGGTAATACATGAGCTTCATATCCTTCTGGCAGTTTCATAGCCACACCTAGTGGTATGTTTATATATTCACCTTTTTTAATTCGTACTGTTTTACCTGCTTTTAAATCAATCCAGTCTCCCAATACATATTTTTCTGGAAATACTGAATTAAAATATCCATGATTCTTTGCTAGCACTTTAATTTTTTCCATATAATTCACTCCTTAAAACATTAATATATTTTTCTACAAAAGCTTTATAAAATAAATCTGCCTCATAATAGGTATATGAATTCATCAATATTTTTAAAGCGTTTTCCAATTTGTTCATTCTTATTACACGTTTAACTGCAAGTAAAGCCTGCTTTGCGTCATATACTCTAATATATTCGTTGTAATCTTCATCTAGCATAGAGTAAATATCTTTTCTTATTTGACTATCTGATTTACCGCATTTGATACGTTGATTCAACAAGTAATACACCCCCATCAATTCTTTTTGGTATTAATTTGCATGGTACATTTAATCCGATTTTAAAATCGTCAAATGTCCTAATAATTGGTTCATGAGTAACTTGATTGAATAGAAATCTGTTTACTGGTGTATTTTCTTTATATTCTTCATACACAGCTTTTCCAGACATTGACAATTCAAGCAAGTCTTTGCATCGTTGTGGCATTCCTGCGCACTTAATGTTGTTGTACGGGTTTTCTATCTTCTGCAAATCTTCATGCGTAACGTGTTCAATGTATGTTTTCTGCCTTGCGAAAATAGCCCTATCCCAACATGATTCAAGTTTCCATGCGCAAAAATCAGTTTCATGCACTTTAATGCCTGTAATCTGTTCTGGTGATAAGTCACAGTGTATACTATCAGTATCAGCATATATGAAACCATGTTCTTCAAGACCGTGATAGTTTGCTTGTGCGGCTCGTATTGTAAAGTTTCTGGCATAGCTTGTTATGGCTGAACCAACAGGGATATAACCTGCTTCTTTATCTTTAGCTGTAATGTTGATGAATCCTATTGAATTATCTTCCTTAACGTAAGCTAATTTGAATGAAGAGTCTGTAGATGAAGCCATTTTGCCATACAGGTTGTTTAAAAAAAGCTTTGCAAGTGTACGTCTAGCCCCTTTGCTAGTAATTTTTATTTTTGCATATTTATCGATGTATTCATCAAATATGCCAATTTCTGAATAAAAATAACATCCATCAAGAATCTCAAAGTCTACAAGCTCATAATGCTCAAGTATAAGAAAGTAGTCTGTCATTGTAAGCGTTAATTCTACTCTAGTATCACACGTATTACCGTCAATGTCTATGTATTTATCATAATACTTACCAGTAACTTTATCGAACACATCAGACGTTTGTAAAGACTCTGTACCTTTATATAGCATATTTCCTTTTATCTGTATGAATGGTAATTTACCATTTTTCAAATAGAATTTTGTTTTTATTCTGATAAAGAAATACATGTTACTTTGCAACGCTTTGTCTGGTATAAAGTTACCAGCCCAGAACATAGGTTTTCCAACTGGATATCTATTGCCAGACATGGAGTGCATCATTGACGGATACAAAGAATTTACATCAGCAGTAGTGCCGTTAGTGTATATTTTGTTTTCTTTTCCTTTTACAAGATAACACCAACCACCGCGATATGATTTTCTAATGTAAGAATCAACATTTGACTTGCCATATATCTCAGAATCTAGTTCTAATTGCGTAACGTCTGGAAATCTTCTTTTCCAATCATCTTCTCCGACTATTTGTTTATATTCGGCTAGGCAACAACTTCCTATTGTTAGTCTGTTATGACCCTCTTGAAAAACAATCTCTAGTGCTTCTTTAACAACAAGCACATCGTTAGCAATGTACTTTTTTTCTTCCGGTTTGATTTCACAACCAGCATAACGAAAACCTGTATATTCCATGTCAAGTTTCTGGTGCTTAGTTTTAAATGCTTTTCCTATTTCTTTAACAGAGAATGGCAGTAGCTTAATTGAATCGCGAAATTCAATTATCTTATCATTTATCTTTACTTTGATACTGTACCATTGTCCCATCTCAGATATAGTGTACTTGAAAGTATTATTATACATTTCTTTATCGTGTTTCCATTCACAGGAATTGATACCGTCTCCAGTATACGCTTGTTTAAGGTGTAGTTTATTCAGAAAAAACGATATCCAAAAGTTACCATCAAATTTTAGGTTGTGAAAATAAACAATTAAGTTTGATTTTAAAGCTACAAGATAATTCCATGTTTCGTCTATCGAATGCAAAATAGAAACATCTTCAGTAAACATTTCTACAATGGCAGAAGCCCAAACTTCTGTATTTTTCTGGCCCTCATAGACTGTAGTTTCAAAGTCTCCGACCAGATACTTTACTTTTTTAGGCCTTGCCATAATATCACCACCCATTTTCTGTCTCATTCATTGATTGAGCCTGTACCTTTTCTGCAAACGTCAATGGAGAACCGTTAATTATTTGTAAAAGTTCGTCTGTTGCTTGATTTATTACTGCAACTGATGAACCCCATAAAACAGCAGAAACAATAACGTCTATATCGTTCATTGTCCTTGAAGCTTCGACTAATCTCCTGCCAACCTCACTAGCACCTATATCAGCAATCATATTTAACAAAAAAGACTGCATACTTTTTGAATATGAAATTGCTTCTTTTCTCCTGCTTCTATTCATGTCAACAGGTTTTCTTAATGATGTGGAAAAGTCAGAAGCAACTTTTTTATATTCTTCTTCTCTTCTTTTTCGCTCCTGCTCTATTTCTTCGTCTGAGGCATCTTTGTAGCCGTAGAATAAATCTTGCTCTTCTGGAGTAAATGAACCGTATTTTGAAAGAAATTCGTCATCGAAATTACTGAATGCGATATCTTCTTCATGTGGAAGATTAGCTTCTGCTTTAAGGGTTTCAACGTCAATCTTTTTTAACTTATTGACATAAGCACGTAAATCTTTACCTTTAAATCCTTTTGCTTTAATCTGGCGCAAGGTTGGTATGTCTGTTGGAACATACTGAATACCCTGTTTTTTAAGCTTCCGCTCCAACCGTTTTATACGGTTTCGCTCTCGCTCATAGGCTGTTAATTTTTTACCCATGTTACACCTCTATAACTTACTATATTACCAGAGTTAAAAAACCACAATCATCATCTAAAAGGTAAAGAATATTATATTCATAATATGGAATCCACTTAGACGATATTATACGTTCTTTGGATAAAATATAGTTTTCGTTAGTATCTGATAAATTCAAATAAATCTTATCATCATACCCCATTAGAAATAACTGTATTATATCGCAGACTTTTACTTCACATTTTCTATCAAACAATTCGTCAAAGCTCATTTTCGTCACCGCCCTTACATAAAAAGAAAGTATGACGCTCACTGTATGACGTGAGCGCCTATAAAATTATTTAATTTACTTTTATGCTTTTATAAACTGTCAATATCAAGTACGCAATCAACGAACTTGCGACCTGCCTTTGACTCTCCTGAGATTTTCTTAACAGGGAACGGGAACTGCATAATAGCCTCAATGTCTTTGATAGAACGTTTGAATGTTACAGACTGAGTGCTGTAAACAGCATTATCTGTTGTGATAATTGACATAAGCTCTGCTGTCGTGCCATCATCTTTTTCATCAACAAACTCAAGATAACCTGCAACGTTGATAACGTCTCCGTCCTGTAATGTTTTAACAGTTTTAATTGTTGGTGCTGTTGTCATAAGATATTTTTCAATTGCTGTGAATTCTTTGGTTGTGTTTGTAATTGCAATCATTCTTTTAAATTCCTTTCTTTGTTGTGTTGTATCGTGCAAGCATAAAACAAATTGATTAACGAGTTACTTTTTGATTATTCAGAAAATTTTGTTCTAGCAGGAAGAATTTCTGCCAGTTCAATAAACTTATCTTCTGACATTCCGTAAAGCTCTTCATGTACTGTTACTTCTGTTACTGTCAGAGGACGTACATCTTCATGTTCTTTTGTGATAATTTTAAGTGCTACATCAGATGAAAGCTCACCAGACAGCTTATATTCAACCGTCTTAATTTCATCACTTGCAATGTCATATACTGTCGCTTTCACTGTAGTAAATGTGATTGTACGTGTAACCATGCGTTTTCTTGCCATTTTTTGTCTCTCCTTATTTTCATTCTTTTTTGTTCGTTTAACGTCCGCCGACGAATTGACAGGACGGGAGTCGAACCCGTCGGAAGTGTTCCGCAACCTGCCTGTCAGCCATTACTATGTAAGAAAGGGTTGAAGATGTGTAAAGAGGTTGTCGGTTCTCTTTACATTATTTATTATAGCATTTTTGAGCTAAAATGACAACAATTTTTTAAGAATTTTTTATTTATTTTGCACTATGGTTATATATGACTAACTTCGCACATATTACGCTAGCGAACGAATGTTCTAATATGTCGCAACATCAAAACTGATATCACAACCCGTTATAGCATCTGTGAATTTCCATTGCTTCGAAAATATCCTAATATACGGAAGTCCGCCTATACTATGATTTTCGTCTTGAAGATACAAGTTAAAATCATCACACCCAACTATTTTAAGTGGGCTCGAAAATTTAATTCGCATTTCACCATTCTTTGCCTCTGTAACATACATTATTAATCTTCCTTTCCGTATAGCAACTGAGCTATCAACTCAGCTACTAATAAAATTATTATTGCAAGGCCTGCTATTGACAGGCCTGCAAAAATCATTGTGCGTCCTCCCATTTCTTGATAGAGAGGTTGTAACGGTGTCTGTTTGAGATGTCAAGCACCATCATATCTTCCAAGTCTATGACACCATAAGATACATGTTCTCCGCCCTGAGCGACATCCGCGAATTTATCATACGGCGAAATAAAACCAACGAATGACCCGCCTAAGTCGATTACAATGCAACATGTTCCGTTATCAAACGTATAGTGTTTTCTTGCTATTCCTAGATTTAATAACTCCATTGCTTTTTCATAGTTTGTCATAACTTTTTTACTCCTATTAGAAATCTTAATTGATATAACTTTTACAGAAGTAGCACAAAATTCATCAATGCTACTATATTTATCGTTAAAATATTGAGACATAATTATACCCCTCTACATGTGTGTTCAGAAACGTGACTGAACTTTCCTCTGAACTTGCTAATATGCTTTGCAGATGTCGTTGTGTAACCATATACAAGACGTAACACATCGTACATATTTCCACTGTCGTCAATAAATGCTACAATAGTGTTATAGCTAATTAAATATGTATATCCCTTTGTTTGGTATACCCAAGCTTGACAGTAGTCAAGTCTCTCTAAATAGCCAAATTCTCTGCCTACTTTAATCCAAATTTTAGGCATTTTACTATATGCATTCTCTACAAGTTGATTTTCTAATTTCTGCATTTCTTTTTTCTTCATAATTTTTCACTCCTATCCTTACATTGGTCACTATTGACCAAGTGCCACCCGAAGGAATCGAACCTTCGGTACACCATGTGGCTTATAATTAGTAAATGCCTTTATCGATAAGTTCAACTTTAATATCATAAGCTAAATTTATAATGGCTGTAATGCAATTGTTTAATTCAAGGTACTTATCATACTCTTGAGCCTCTGCATAACCTTGCATTCTTCCTAACGATACATTTGCTAAATAATCATTACCTAACACAACATTTTTAATAAACTCCAACCCAATATTATCAAAGTGCTTCATTTTTTATTCCTCGCTTTCTTTTAAATGCTTTATCTCTCTTTCTGATTATATTATATCACATAGTACGCAAAAAGCAAGTCATAATTTTGCTCAAAAATAGTACATAGTTTGCACTTGTTATTGTACAACATGACACGCTTTAATTCTTATCAGTTTGCATAAAAATATGCCTAA